CATGGATAGATCGCACCACAGAAACTCAATCCACAACAAACTCGGTATCTGTCTTTACGCAGTAATAGCAAATGCCGTACTTTGTGGATCCGTTGCAGCTCAAACTGCTCCGTCAAACACTAACATCGCTGGTCCTAGCGCCTCTGCTACTGGTAATGTTACAAACCAAGCTGTACAAGTACTACAAGGTCCTTATGCCGTCAACACCTACGGTGGTGGAGTCAGCTGTCAAGGTCCAACGATGAGTTTATCTCCATTTGTAATGGGCAACTTAAATGGAAGTGCAGATCCAGAAGCATTCCAGTCTCATACTGGTAATGCTGGATTCTCAATGGGATTCAACTTCCCTCTTGATGGAAGTCTTACAGAGATCTGTAAATCAAGAGCAAGAGTTGAAATTTCAAGACAACAAGCAGAAGCAGATAAAGCAAGACTTGATTTTGAGTTAGTTAGATTATTAAAGTGTGGCGAAGCATATAAAGCAGGCATATCATTTCATCCAGATAGTCCATACTATAAAATCTGTGCTGATGTTGTTGTGAAGTACCCACGAATACAGGATGTAGTCAATGCCAATAAACCAAATTGAGTCTAACTCCACGCCCATAATCGGAAATAATTCGATTAACGTATCAAATATTGGCATTAAAGGTCCAAGTGTTATACCTACAATCAATCCACCTGTTACAAAAGAAGTGGAGGTTCCTGTTGTTCGTGGTCTAGCACTTCCTGTTTTTGATATGCCTGATACTAGGATCAAGTATCCAGTAATTAATGTTCCTACTCAAGCAGAATTTGATGCTGCTGTTAAAGCAGAAAGAGAAAAACAAGCACAAGCGCAACAAGACAAACCTAGAGGTCTTCCAGACACTACTCCCCCACCCAAACTTCCTCAGGTTGTTCAAACCCCCCCTACTCAAACTCCTACACCTACTCCAGTTGTAGAAGTTCCAGCAGATAAACCTCAACCTACCTTTACTGTCGGTGGAATCGATATTAATTTACCTGACCCTTCTCTTGTTGCTACGGCTGGTGCTGTCGCAGTAGTTACAACTGCTGCTACTATTGCATCAACAACCGTTCTTAATGCATTAAAAAATGCTGCTGAACCGTTGATTAAGGAAGCAACAAAGAACAAATTTAAAATCAAAATCAAACAAGTTAAACCTGTCCTACATTATGTAATGGCGGACTCAGGACACATTGATATTTTTGAATACTCTGCTGATGGAACAAGACTTGTAGAACAAGTTGATAATGTAGAGCAGTATATCAGAGACCAGGTTGAAATCAATGCTCTCTATGAAATTGACAATAAGATTATCATTGATGATGTTATAAAAGACAAGTTCACAAAAGAAGGCAAAGAAAGATTTAAACCTCTCTTTGCCCCTGCTAAGAAAATTGCCAAAAAGTTATCTGCACGTTTATCGTTCTAGTCCCAATCAAATCTTGATATTACCCAAGTAACTACAATTACTGGAAGTTGAACTATAAGATTATAAAGAATGTCGAGGAAGATATTATCTTTCTCGACTTTTTTTCTTTTAAGTTCTTCTTCAGATAGTTCCTTTGTTTCCATTGCGTTTTGCCTCCAATAAAGCAAAATCTTTTTTCTTTGTTCCACCATCATATTCCCAAGCGTATCCCTCATCAATCATCTGCTGATTAACGGATTTCTTTTTATTGACTGCGGATACTTCCTTATCACCAATAAACAAATGTCCCAGAATTCTACCATACTTTTCAGTAGAATCTGGGAGTTCTGTTTTAACAATAACGTCAGTTTGACCTTCTAACTTTTTCTTGAGCCATTCTTTAACTTCAAGACCAAGTGCCTTTTCTTTCGTATCAGTTGTTCTGCTCTCTGGGGTATCGACACCAGCAAGACGAATTCTCTTAGTGAGAGAGATATCAAACCCCAGATCAATAGCAGCATCAATAGTGTCACCATCTACGACTTTAAGGACAGATTTGATTCTGTAAATATATGGGTCTTTATCCATTAGAATGGCAACTTAAACTTCTCACTATTTAGTTTTGGAATGGGTAATTTTTCAAATGCTTTGTTAACTTGATTCTCAACAACTTTACCAACAAACTGTTCTGGGTTATTGAGAATTGCTTCTGCTTTTTTATAAGTTATATAAGCACCATAACAAAGTGCTCCACTAATGAGAAGGCTTGTCGTTGATAGTATGAGTGCTAGGTTTTTCATCTTTCATTTCCTCGTGCGCTAATTTTAGTATGTAGTAAATTACATATGCAGTAAAGATAAGACCGCATCCCAATATTGTAACAACTCCCCATGGAAAATCCATCAATATTTACCTTCTGTACAATACTCTACTTTTTTGTTTGGATAATAAGGATACTTACCTTCTTGTGGTTTCATCCATCCACAACCAATCAACCAATCCATCGTCATTGGTGTAGGACGAATTTGATCCCACAAAGGACCCTTAGCGCACATCTCTAACTTTTCAGCAGTCACATTTGATTGTTCTTCTGCCCAGTTAGCATCTGCTTCCCAAGGAACAGCACGACTCTGCATCATAGATTCATAAGTTAAACGAGTCTGCTTCATTACCCAAGCAGGAATTTCAGAGTCCTGATGCACCTGAGCCATAAAAGATGTTTGCAATCCACCACCCATACAATCTTGAACAACATGCCACCCCTCGTGCCTCATCGTTCCAAGAAACTCTCTTGGATCTTTAAGAAGTTGTTCATTCACAAAGAAACGATTGTAGTTTGGTTTATATAATCCCACTGTTCTTGGTGTAAAGTATCTTTCAGGTGCAACATATACAGGAACATTTACACTATCAAGAGAAGCAATGATTCTTTTTATTTCTTCTCTGAAAGGATCAAAGTCTGGATTTTTTAATAGTTCAGAATCTACTGTAAGTTTTTCTACGCCTTCAGTACATTCTAGAAGTATCATACAACCCATTGCAGCAGCACTGTATGGTTTTACTGTCGGTTGTGTTGGTTCTAAAGAATTAGCAATTGCGGGAAATGCTAAAGTTAATGATAATCCGATTGCTGTGATGATTTTCTTCATTCATCCCACCATCCTTCTTGTTTATGTATCCAGACTTTCAAATCCTTTACATACTTTCTCAATATCTGGGCCTGTTCTTCATGCCAAAAATCACCCGTCTCCATGTGAAGACGGGTGTGATTATCTATGGCTTTGAGTATTTGATGGATGGGAGCATTCCAACACTCCCTTTTTGGAGTGTTCCACTCTCTTGGCACGGTATTACAAGCGAATGAACTTCATTGTATCTAAAATAATCCAACTGACAACTACCAGGACTAATCTCAGAATACCCAACGATCATAAAAGCAATGAATTCCATTATTTTTTCTTGCCACCATTCTTTGCTTTTTTGGCGGTTGCATTACCTTGATTTTGCTTGGATTGCTTACCGCCAGCAGAACCTTTCTTACCTTTGTTTGCGGACTTTGCCATTATGCTCCACCTGTGCGAGGTTGTACTTGACCTTCCAATACTTCAACTCTTTCTTCAAGGGTTGGTTCAGCAGCAACAACTTCTGGTGCTGGTGGTGTAGGAGGAGTTTCTACAACTTCCTCCCTTTTTGGTTCTTCATTCTTTTTATCATCATCATCGCCACCCTTCTTCATTGTGTTAATACCAAAGGTTGCAGCAGAGGCAGTGAATACGGTTGCAATAAAGGTAGGATCCATTTTAGCGAGAGCACCAGCATAACTTGCTGTCAGTAGTGCGGCAGACCAACCCAAAATCGCAATACGAATAATCTGACTCATACATTTTTCCCTTTTGTTTTCCATCAGTTCCTGCGATGATGTCTTTGTTATTTAGGATTTTAGAACTTAAATTTAAGTTTTGCAGATACTGCGGTGTTAGAAACACCATCATTGATTTGATGAATTCCTTCAATAACAACCATCTCTTTATAATCAACAGAAGCAGATGCCTCAATCATTCCACTAGTCTCATAAGAACCACCAACAGTTACTCCAAATAAATCCTTTTTCTTTCCACCAAAACGGTGCGAAATATTTAGACCAACCTCACCGGAATGTGAAGTTTTGTTTATAGCATCAACATTTCTTTTTGATATAACGGCACCATTTTCAACAAATCCATCTCTTTGATAGTTACTAACAGTGTAACCAACAAATGGTCTTACATTCTTATTGAGGTGCCAGAATAGTCTGTTATTTACAAACCATTCTTTCCCTTGTGTTGAACTTTCATTTCCAAAGATACCTTGAACTGTTCTCTTAACATTATATTTGTTCTGGGTAAAACCAGCATTTGTTAAGAGTGAGAATGTATTACCACGGAACATATTAAATATTCCATAATGATTTTTAAGAAGTTTAGAAGTGCTATCGACACCATCCAGATTAATATTCATATTATTATATTGCCCACCAATCGTCCAAGTTGGTTTAATGTCAATCTCCAATCCACCACCATTAATTAAGGTCTTACCATAGTATCCATAATCACCAGAAGACCAAGCATAATAGTTGTTACTGAATACTCTTACTCTATCTGTGGTTGGTTCAGTTGGTTCGTAGATGAAAAGATTTTGCAATCCACCACCAATCTTATCTAAAATTTCATGTTGATCGACACGACCAGAAATAACATTCTGTTTATTTTCAGTATCAACAGAAAGAAGTAATGATGCTACAACAGTTCCATCACTATAAGTATCTTTCTTTAATAGTGGAGTTTTAGTTGTAATTTCTACATCTCTTCTAATCTTTTGAACTCCATCCTTCTCAGATGCTTTATGTGTCACTTCTGCGACAACAACAACTGGAAGTCCTGGTGCAGGAACAGTCACAGAGTTTAATAATGTTGGTGGTTCTGGTTCAGGAGTGGGTTCAGGAGTGGGTTCAGGAGTTGGCTCAGGTGTGGGTTCAGGAGTTGGCTCAGGTGTGGGTTCAGGAGTGGGTTCTGATGTTGGTTCAGGTGTAGGTTCAGGAGTGGGTTCTGGTGTTGGTTCAGGTGTAGGTTCTGGTTCAGGAGTTGGAGTTGGTGCTACCTCATCAACAGATGGTGCATCTGGATTATTTGGAGCAACAGGAGTGAATGCCTCACCATTTGCTGTTGTAGTTCCAGGTTGACTATCAACTAAAAGAACTGGTGATAATGCGGTATCTCCAAGGTTGAACACTGCAAATCCTAAGAGATAATCACCATCAGCACCTACTTGATAAGTTGAATACTGCCATCCAGTAGAACCATAAGTTCCAGTTGAATAATCACCAGTTCCAGGATTAGTAAATCCTAAAAGTGCATAGTTTTGAAGTTGGTTATTAACTGTGATTGATGGGGATGAACCTGCACCTTGATAAACAAGTGAAGTAATGGAACCATCATTGAATGGAACATAATCAGTTCCAATGTAGTTCCAAGACATTGTATAAACTTTTCCAGTCTCCAAAGTGACTGATTTGGTAATCCAAGCAGCATCAGTTGGATTTGGATTTCCAAGTCCTGATGCTTGCTG